GTGATCTCAAGGTTGCGCACCAGGATGGCATTAGCCGCGCCCGTTGGAGTGGGATCGGTCCCGTAGGTGGTCTCAGTCTTCGCCAGGATCAGGCGTTTGCGGCTCAGGAGCGGCATTGCTCTCTACCTCGTCAGGTTGGGAGGGTTGGGCCGGCTCCGTCCGCTCGATGAGCTTCCGCTTGCCGGTTTTGGGGTTCAGCAGGTAAGTGCCGCCTTGCCCCTTGTATTCATCTTCCATCGTAGCCATCACGCTGTAGCGAGGTTAGCGTTAGCGGTCCGGTAGCGGATCAGGTAATCGCAGCTGATCACGCCAGCCGGCTGGTCCGCTTCCACCAGTTCAAAGTTGACACTCTGCGGCCGGATGTCCATCGCAACGCCGCCGAGCGTCAGATCTGCCATCAGCTTGGCGTGCATGTTTTCCACGATCGGATCGGCCAGCTGATCTGGAATTGCGCCGCGGACGATCACCGAGATGCGCACCGTCAGGCTCCAGTCCAGCGTGGGCAAGCTGGTGTTCTGCTCGGCCGTGTCGTTCACCGGCTCAATCACGATCGCTGGGCTCTCTGCCCGCGCCATCGGTTCCACCCTGCTGCGGTAGATGCGCGTGCTGACGCCGGTGGTGTTGGTGAGCGCGGTACGGACCGCAGCCAAGATCGTCTCGCGGCGTGTCGTCATGTCTTCTGCAGCCCGATTTCAACAAAGGCCCCGTCGTCAATCAGCCGGGTTTCGCGCACCGTGTAGGCAGTGCCGGCCACCGTGATGCTGTCGCCGTATTTCAAACCGCCAAAATCGGCAGCGCGCGCGGTCAGCGTGTAGTCAGTGCTAAGCACCATGTCGCCCGCAACGACCTGCGTGGGCATGTCCAAGATGCCCAATGCCGAAATGGCGCCAGCTGTGCAGCTGACGCCGAAGTCGTCGAGGAACAGATTCAGGTCCTCGTCGAGTGCCATCAGCCGTACTTCTTGAGGCCGTAGCCGAAGCAGGTCACAGCGCTGGAAGCGGTGCCGGTCTCAGCGGTGCAGCTTAGTCGCACGTAGCGCTTCAGCCCATCGCGGTTGACGGTCTTCACCTGCTTGGCGGCAGTGTTGCCGATAGCGGTAAAGCCACCGCCGGTCACTGCGGTGTAGGTCACGTCGTCGTCGGACTCTTCCAGACGGAAGGTTAGATCAGCGCCGGAGCCAGCAGCAGTGCCAGACAGGATCACCTGAATGTCACCGTCGTAGTCGAGCAGATCCACGCCGGTCTGGTTGCCAGTGCCGGTGATGGTGGTAGTAGCCAGCAGCGTGAAGTGCTGCAGCTTCTCAAGGGTTTGCTGGAAGATCGCCATCGGTGTTCACCTTGGTGCGGGTTTTGCGTTTGGGAGCAACAGGCTCCGGCTTTGGGGCGATCTCTGCGGCAATGGCTGCCACGATCGCCTTGCCCATCCCGATCAGCAAGCGTGCATCGGCAGCGGATGCCGCCACCTCTGCTCCAGCCCTTACGAGCTGGCCGCCCACCATCGTGGTTTTCAGAATCTGGATGTTCATGTTGGTTAGGGGCGACCGTTAGGCCGCCCCACCTCCATCAGATCAGAGGGTGTTGTTGCCGCGGCAGAAGCCCTCGGGATGACGGACGGCGAAGTCCACATCCTGCAGAGCCACCACACGGACGGTGCCGCTGGTGCTGTGGGTGTAGGGATCCACGGTGAGATCCAGACCGGACCACATACCCATGATCAGCTGCGACCAGACGGCGAAGAAGATGTCGCCGCTGAGCACCTGGTTGCTCACCGCTGCGGTGTAACCGTTGACGGTGCCGCCAGGCTCGAACAGGTAGGCGCCGGTGTCGGTGCCCTTGTCCTTGGTCTTCAGAGCGCCGCGCATGGAGGCGTTCATCAGGTAGGCCATCGCGCCGATGTCGGCGTTGTCGGCGGCGATCTTCGATTCCATGCTCACAACTTCAGCGAAGTTGGGAGTGGCGGCGCCGAAGTCCTCGGTGTTGATGCCGGTGGTCAGCTTGATGCCGAGGGGCTGATTGCTGTTGCCCAGGCCGTACAGGCCCACGCGGTCGATTTCCAGTGCCAGCACGGTGGCGAGATCTTGGCGGATCATCTGCTCAACGTCGATGCTGGACTGCAGCATCAGGCGGCGGCTGTAGTCAGTGAAGGCGCCCACAGTCTTGGGCGACATGTTCACCTGATCGACGGTCTGGTTGCTTTCATCGGGAGCACCGGACTCAGCCACCCAGTAGGCGGTAGCGGCGCCGGTCTGGCGGGGGATCGCCACGTTGCCAGACAGGCCGGTCAGCGAGGTGACGCCGAGGCCAGCCAGTGCGGAACGGTTGCGCAGCAGCTCGATGAACGAACCGGGGCGGAAGTCCACGCCAACCAGATCACCAGCAGCGGAGGCAGTGCCCACGGTCAGGTCGCGGCGCAGCACCTCGTTGGGCACCATGATGCCCTGAGCGGTCTTGCCGGACTTGGCGGCAGCAGCCTCGGAGCACTCACGCTCAAAAGCAGCGGCCTCCCACAGCTTGCGATCGTTGGGGTTGGCCAAGGCGTTGATGGCGCGCTGGAAGGAGAACTCGCGCACCTCCTTTGCAGACATGCCGATGTCGGCAGCCTTCTCGGTGACGGGCTCCACCTTGGCGCCGATCTTTTCGAGAACAGCAGCGCGGGCCTCATCAAGGCTGCGGCCACCGTCAATCAGCTGGCGACCAAGATCAGCCATGCCGTGCTTTTCGGTAAGGGCAGAGATGCCGGAGATGCGAGCGCGCTCAGCCTTAGCAGCCTCAGCAGCCGCTTCAGCCCGCACCGCTGAAATGTCAGGGGTGTTTTCCATCTGAACCTCAGGTTCCTGTTGGGGGGTTGGAGTTGCGGCGGTGGCCGCAGGTTGAGCGTCGAGAGCACGCCCGACGCCGACCGTTGGGTCTGCAGGTATGCTAACCACGCTCACTTCGTAGGGACTCCAGCGAGTCGCCACGAAATCATCGCCGCGCTGTTCCATGTCGTTGATGGCATAGCCAAACGACACGTTGCGCAGCACGCCATCTCGTACATCCGCCAGCACTTCCTGCGCGAACGCATTACGGCTGAAGCGGACGTTCACATAGCCGCGCTTGGACTTGTCATCGATCCAAGCGCGCTCAACGACGCCGATCACCTTGTTGGGGTCGTGGTTGAACAGCACCGGGGCAGAGTCGTTCAGCCGGCCGAGATCAGCCGATCCACGATCATGGCTCAGCACCTCATTGCCAAAGTAGCGAGCTACAGGGAACTCGCTGGAAAAAGGGAACTCGATGCTGCGCTCATCTTCGCTGACCTGGAAGTCAGCAACCTCAGAGCGCTTCAACAGTTGCCCTTCTAGGTCACGCGATAGATCCATCGGTGTTGTCCGGGTTGTCGTTCACATTATCGGCGGCCGCGGCCGCACCAAACGGGGCAGGCTCAGGGTCGCTTGCGGGGTCGGTGTCAAACTTCAGGTCAAGCTCCTCGGCTACATCCAGCTCCTGCCGGCGTGCCTGCATCAGCTCCTCAAGGTCGCCGCCTTGCTCGGCAACCACCTCGGCCAATGTCTTGAAGCCATTGCGCACGGCCAGTGCGTAGGCCTCCACCTCCTTGCCGGGGTCCACCCATGCCCAGCCGCGTGGCATCCACCGCACCGCCTTATAGCGATCGGCGCCCAGCTCGTAGTTGGCCAGCGGCAGCGCGCCGCTCAGCACGGCCATGTCCAGCCAGGCATCGAAGACCCGCTGGTGCAGGTTCTCCACCAGCCAGTTCTGCAGGATCCGCCAGTGGTCGCGGTCCTCCAGCAGGCTTAGCCGGCTGCTGCTGTAGTTGGTCTGGCTGAAGTCACGGCTCACCGTCTCGTAGCTGCAGCCAATGCCAGCCGCCATGGCCCGCAGCATCGCGCGCAGGAACGGCTCAAACTGCCCATCCGGTGCATCCAGCTGGGGCACCGTCACGCTCTCGCCCGGCGCCAAATACTTGAACACGCCGGGCTCAAACGAACTGACCCGCTCGCCTTCCATCACCTCATCGCCCATCAGCTCGCCCTCAGGGCTGGTGATGAAGCCCATCAGCGCGCTGCTTGCCCGTGCCCGCACAATCTCGGCTTGCTCGTAGCCCTGCAGGTGGTGCAGCCGCTGGATCGCCGAAGCCATCCATGTCACGCCGCGCGTCTGACCAGGGCGCTCCATCCGGTACAGGTGAATCACCTCCTCGGCCGGGATGCGCTGGTGGCGCTGCGTCGAGATCTGCTGGTTGCTGAACTGATAGTCGCCAGGGTGATACGCCAAGAAGTGGTACGCCACCGGTCGGCCCCAGCGGTTCACCTCGACGCCCATCCTGATCTCGTTGCCCTGCTGGCTGCGACCATTCAGGCCGTCGTCCAGCAGATCAGCCTCCAGCACCTCCAGCGCCATCGGCACCGCCGAACCACCGAACGGTTGCTTGACCAGGCGGATGAACACCTCACCCGATTCGGCCACGCTCCTGATCGCCAACCGCTCCATATCGGCGAACGTCAGCTTGCCGCCGGTGTGGCAATGCCGTGCCTTCGTCCACTGCTTCCAAGCCTGTTCGATCTGATCGTTGACGGTCTTGTCGAGCCGCCCGCCGCGCAGCATCCGCACCTGCGCCTGGAACGGAATCCCTTGCCCGACCACGTTGCCCTCGATCGCGCGTAATGCCTGCCGCGCATAATCGTTGTCCCTGCACAGTTGCCGTGCCCGATCCCGCAGCTTCTGCGCGCTGCCGTAGATCTCGCTGTCGGCGCTGGTGTTACCCGTCACCCAGTCGGCCGTTAGCCGGCTGAACTGAGCACCCTGATACATCCGGCGCCGCACTGGCCGGGTTGCGGTCGCCTCGGGTGTGCCCCGCTGCAGCCAGCCATAGATCGCAGATCGGATGCCCATCAGAAGCGCACGAACAAGTTATGAGGGTTACCCAGGCCGTTAGCGACCATTGCAGCCGCTTGCTCCCGCTTAACCTCAGCTTTCAGCTTGCTCTCAAGCGTAATCAGATCGGCCATCTCCATCTTCTTCAGACGCCGGCTGCCGATCGTGTACTCAGCAACAGCGCCGCCAGAGACGATCGCGCGCATCGCGGCCTGTACCGCGTCCAGATCTTTCTCTGCCTGTGAGCGGCCATCAAAAGCGCTGGGCTGGCCGGTGTAATCCAGACCCGGCAGAACCGTCAGCTGGCCGGCGCCGATCGTCGTCACCGCACCGCCGACGTTGGCTGTTGCCACCGCCTGCCAATACCACTGGTCGGCCACGAAGCCGTTCGTGGTGTTCGCGGGGATCGTGAACGTCCAACCGCTGCCAGCTGGCGTGCCCGCCACCGTCACGCCAGCCACCGTCGCGCCCTGGTGGTTGTGGTTCGTGCGCAGGTAGTACGTCAGCCCGTGCGTTGCGCCGCTGATCGCCTCGCCAAGGTTGTCGCGCGCAGCCTCATCCCGCCACGTCACCGTATCGCCGGCTCTGATCTGGGCGGGGATGTTCACGGCCTCACCAGTTGTTGATAAACGCCGAGCGCTGTCCGGCTTTATCCGATCTTAGGCGTGGCTTGCGCGTCACGGAATCCGGCTTCTGCAGCCTTGCTTCCAGCTGATCCCAGATCGTTCTGCGGTCGTAACGCTGATACATCCGATGTACCGCGGCATACGCGTAAACCAGACAGTCCAACGCTTCGTTGCGCGCGCTTGGTTTCTTCACCCACTCACGGACCGGAAATCCCTTCACGTACCGCAGCGACTGCTTCTCTGCCGTCAGCTGCTCGAAATACTCGCCGCCCGTCTGCGCATGGAAGTGCAAATACCCAGGCCCGCGTTCGTTGTGCTTCAACCTGCCGAAGAGCGTTGTCTTGATGGTGTCGCCGCCCACCGGGAACACCTGCGCGCCGCGCTTCAGCGTCTTGCCCTTGGCGTTAATGTCCACCTTGCTGGCCTTGCCGATCGGCGCCTTACCCCGCTGGCTCTGGCCCTTAATGGCGACCACACCTACCCCAGCCCGTTCCCTGGCGTACTGGTAAACCTCAGCAGTGGCATGGCCGCCCGAGTCCACCGCCACCACGTCTGCCCGCAGCTTGCCGCCGCTCGCGTGCTCCCACTCGTGCAGCACCAGCACGTCCAGCTGCTTCCACACCTCCGGCCGGCATGGGTCGCCGAAGATCTCCTGGTGGTCGATCAGCCAGCCCTCCTCCTCGCGGCCCCACGCCCACACGCTCACCGCCAGCCGGTCACCAGCTGAGCCGCCGCCGCCCTGCACGTCCACGCCGATCGTCACCGCCAGCGCGCCCTCCGGCAGCTGACCGGCCTTGTACGGCTCGCACCTCTCCAGCAGTGCATCGGCGCTCACCTTGCTAGCAAAATCCTCCTCCCATGTCTCGGCCAGTCGCGTGTTGACGAAGCTCTTCAGCATCGGCGCGTCGGTCTTGGCACGCAGGAAGTCGTCCACCATGTCCGCCCAGCTCAGCCAACCCAGCGGGCTGTAAAGCCCCGACAGATGGAAGCCGGCCGTCTTGCCATCGCTCGGTGCCGTCGCGCGCCACTCACCCTTGCGCAACATGGCCGGCTTGTGGATCTCGGCAAACCGCTCGTGGCACGCCTCGCACTCATAAGCCGCGGTGGCCGGGTCGTTCTTCTCCCACTTCAGTTGCGGCCATTTCAGCCACTGCATTACCTGACAATGCGGGCACGGCACGTAGAACCGCCGCTGGTCGCTGCGCTCAAACTCCGATTCGATCCGGCTGAAATCCTTCACGGTCGGCGTGCTGGTGAGCAGGATCTTGCGCCGCGCAAACGTAGTCGCCCGCTTCTCGGCCAGGCTCACCGGGTCGCCCTCGCCGTCCACGTCCAGCGGAAAGGCGTCCACCTCATCGCAGAAGATGTAGCGGCACGGTGTCGAGCGCAGACCCGTGGCCGAGTTGGCACCAGTCAGCAGCATCATTCCGCCGGGGAACTCCTTGGCGAACATTGTGTTGCCCGAGTCCCGGCTCCGGCTTGGCGCGATCTTGGCCGCCAGGCATGGCGTCTCGGTCACGAGCGACTCCAGCCGCTGCTTGCTCAGCCGCTTCGCCATCTCCACCGTGGGCTGCACCAGCAGCATCGGCCCCGGCGCGTGGTCAATCACATAGCCCAGCCAGTTGGCGCCGCTCTCCGTCTTGCCCGTCTGCGCCGCGAACATCATCACCACCCGCTGCACCGAGCTGGTCGTGCTCAGGCAATCCATCGGCTCGCGCAGGTACGGCGTCCGATTCGTGCGCCACGGCCCCGGCTCGGCGCTCGCCTTGCTGCTCAGCCGCCTGTATCGGTCCGACCACTCGCTCACCGTCAGCGGCTGCTCCGGCCGCAGCCCATCCATGAACGCATCGCGCCACACGCTCACAGCAAGCTCCCCTGAGCAGGCACCTCGATCCGCCCGCGCGCGATCTGCAGATACTCCGCCTCCCGCTCAATGCCGATAAACCGGAAGCCCTCAAGCGCCGCCGCCTTGCCGGTGCTGCCGCTGCCCATGAACGGATCCAGCACCACGCCGCCGGGTGGCGTCACCAGCCGGCACAGGTAGCGCAT